ACCTGACCAGGATCTATTTCCACCTCCGAGCGCCAGTATCAACTATGAGCCTCCTGAGGGCAGCGACGGGCAATTAATTATCGAAGCAAAACGAAAACTCCAGAAAAACGTAAATAGTGCGAGTCAGTGATATGAAAACAGCAGAAGCAGCAAAAGGCCGGTGGTCAGAAATTTTTGAATATTACGGGCTGCCGCCTATCACCGGGAAAAACCATTACAAGGGAGAATGTCCGGTCTGTAAGGCGCGGGGGAAGTATCGCGTTGATGACCGTGACGGTCAGGGTACATGGATCTGTGTATGCGGTAGCGGTGACGGGATGAAGCTGCTGACCCTGACCCAGTCAAAAAGCTTTTCCGCCATCTGCGCAGAAGTGGACCAGCTCATCGGGAATAACTATCAGCGCATCAACGTGCCTTCTAACAGTTCGGCGGCGCGGCAGCGCCAGCGAGTCATCAGTAAGTTTTCCAAGTTGCTCGATTTACGGGGAACTAGCGCGGCTGGTTACCTTCTTCAACGTGGGATAAGTCGCCTGCCGGCAGAAGGCATCCGTTTTTGTGACCGCCAACGCCATGCGGGGCGCGTTTATCAAGCTCTGTATGCCCTGGCTACCGATGACAAAGCTGAGCTTTGTTACCTGCACCAGACGCTGCTGGACGGCGACAGGAAGGCAGATATTGATAGCGCCAAACGTCTTAAGTCGCTTCAAGAGGACAGCTATCTGGATCACGCCCGCTCTGTGGCCATTCGCATGTTTCCGGTATCAACGACGATCGGCATTGCCGAAGGTATCGAAACAGCACTCTCCTGTTATCAGGTTTATGGCGTCAACACCTGGGCGGTAATCAACAGCGGGTTTATGAAGAAATTCCGGGTCCCGGCAGGTGTGAAGCATCTGATTATTTTTGCCGACATGGACAAGCACTCTGCAACTGGACATGCCGCGGCGTTCGAGTGCGCCCACGCAAACCTGCTGGCGAAAAACGACCTGGTGAAAGTCAGCATACGCTGGCCGGATAACGGAGATTTCAATGATATGCTTATGAACGGCGATCAGGTTCGTGAACAAGTTTTCTATAAAAAGGTGGCAGCATGATGAACAATAACAATCTGCAACATAACCAATTCTTCACCATCGAACAGGACTTTTCGCCTGAGAAAATTACTGATGCTGAGCGCCTTGTTATGGAGCGCTTCAGTCATATTTATGCAAACTGGGCCGATGAAAAAAACTTAAGTCGTGAGGCGGAAGAACTTCGCGTAAGAGAAATTAAAGGTTTTAAAAACATCCTCCTCTCTCCCTGGACATTAAGCGATGTAACCATTGAATGGGATTACTGGGAATCCGTACTTCGTCACAGGTATAAAACACAAAATGGCGATGGCTACGTCCAGATTATCTGGGATCGGCGCGGGTGGCTCACTGACCTTTTGTGCGCCATGAAACCAGTTACCCGGGCTGAAGCATTAACAGTCTGCAAGTGGTTACTGGCATGTGACTATTTTGAGGAACGGGATTCGCTGTTTGATCGCATTATTTTGAACCTGGTCGGGGAGTGCGAAGAATGAAACTGGAAGCCTCCCTCAAACACTTTAGCCCTCAGGGCATGCATATCACCGACGACGCGAAAAGCACATCCCCGAATCGCCTGAATGGCACAGACATTATGACCGGGATCGGTGTGACCAGCAGCAGGGCACGCTTCGGCCTGGCCGCTTTCTTCGGAAAGGCTGGTATCAGCAAAACGGATGAACAGCTTGCAATTCAGGCGCTGGCGCAGTTTGCCATCAAAAACGCTCCTAAAAATGTCCGCAAAGCCGCCGGTGACAAGCTCGGCACCTGCATGTTGACGCTGGCACAATTTGCTTTTGCGGAGTACTCACGTTCGGCGGCCACCAGCGCAACGTGTCACAGCTGCAGCGGAACCGGCTTTATTTCCAGCCATGAAGATGTAATTAAGCACCCTGGTATTTTCGATGCAGACGGTGTCGAGGTGAAGGCCCCAAAGATTAGAAATGAACTGGTGAAAAGGGTCTGTGGAGTGTGTGGAGGAAAGAAAGTGATCCATGCGCGATGCAGGTGTGGTGGTAAAGGGGAGGTGTTAGATCGCAAAGCGACCAAAGAACTTGGCGCACCGGTTTTCAAAACATGTGAGCGCTGCTCTGGAAATGGCTTCTCTGTTGTACCCTCAGCGACGGTTCACCGCGCCATTCTGAAGCGTCTCCCGGATCTCCATCAGTCTTCGTGGTCACGCAACTGGAAACCGTTCTATGAGGGGCTGGTGGACATGCTGCGTCAGGGGGAGCGTCAGGCTGCAGTAGAATTTGAGAAAGCGACAAGTTATTAATATGATCGGAACAAATATCGGCTATTTTTTGCATGATAGTATTGACTTTGCATAAAAGTGTCTAGTATGCTTTCAATCGTGGGATATAACGCCCGTACGAAATTAAAACATGAAACCTCGCTTCGGCGGGGTTTTTTGTTTCTGGCGACTGAAAAGTTGGCCGACTGGAAGACCTCCATTGAGGCCGCGCTCTGGATGGGCGCGTTGTCAAAAGCGGGTTAGCGTCCAACGAGCGACAATTAAATTTTACCCGCGACAATTACAGGCTGCGCATTTGCGTGGCCTTTTTCATTTCAGGCTCACGGGAATCATCATCGACACGCTTCGTTGTTAAATCCAGCCCGACGGCCCTGAACCTTTTACTGACTACAGATAGCACCCCGAACATTATCGGAGGTGGAGACTATGAAAATGCCTGACAAAATCTTTTCGGCGGCCTCGTACTGCTCGTCAGGCGGCCTGATATGCACCGGGCTGGCAAGGACCTATGACTGGTTTCATGGCCTTGACTGGAATTTTATTGCCCTGGCCAGTGGCGTGATAATCGGTGTAGCGACTTATCTGACCAATCTCTACTTTAAGCGCCGCTGGACGAAGATGTATCAGCAATCCCTCGATCGTGGCTATGGTGGCCCGCCACCGCAGGATGAATAGCGATGGCTAACCTGAAAACGAAACTCAGTTCGGCCATGCTGGCGCTTATCGCTGCTGGCGCTTCAGCTCCCGTTCTTATGGACCAGTTCCTGAATGAGAAAGAGGGCAAAAGCCTCACGTCATACCGCGATGGCGCCGGCATATGGACGATATGTCGTGGAGTTACCCAGGTAGATGGAAGACCTGTAACCCAGGGAATGAAGTTAACCCAGGCCAAATGCGATCAGGTTAATGCCGTCGAGCGCAATAAGGCGCTGGCATGGGTAGATCAGAATGTGCGTGTTCCTCTGACACCCCCTCAAAAGGTCGGGATTGCCAGTTTCTGCCCCTATAACATCGGGCCCGGTAAATGCTTTCCTTCCACCTTCTACCGCAAGCTGAATGCCGGTGACCGGAAAGGCGCCTGCGCTGAAATTCGCCGGTGGATTTTTGATGGCGGAAAAGATTGCCGCGTGCGTTCGAACAATTGTTACGGCCAGGTCTCTCGTCGTGATCAGGAAAGCGCACTGGCATGTTGGGGGATAGATGAATGAGCCGATTAGCAGCCATTATCAGCGCTGTTGTGATCTGCCTGATGGTTTGCCTTGGGTGGCTGGTAATGCATTACCACAACGCTGCTGCTGAGCAGAAAACCCGAGCCGATGGCGCCGAGCAGCAGGTAAACAGCACTCAGGCCATCACAGCCAACGTTCTTACCACCATGACCATATTCAATTCCATCGCGGAGGCCAACAAAAATGCCAAAGAGCAGATCGCACTGGACGCATCGGGAGCCGCGGCGGATATCAAAGTGGCTGTTGCGAATGATGATTGCGCTCCCGCTGGTATTCCTGCTGGCGCAGTTAAGCGGTTGCAGCAATACAAAGACAGTTTACGTCACCGTTCCGGTAGTGCCGCTACCCTCCAGCCTGACAGCTGAAACGCCTTATCCTGATATACCGGACAAGATGACGTGGGGCCAGAGCCTTGATTTAAACGTCAGTCTGCTATCAGCGCTGGGGCAGTGCAACCGGGATAAGGCCGACATACGTCGGTCTGAAATATTTAGAGGGAAAAATTAGTCATATCCGGCAGTTATTAAAATGCCATCTTTCTCCCCGTAAGTAGCGTGTCTATAATGCCTTTGCCGATTGGCTACAACATAAGGTGTGAC